TGTTTTTGTTAATTCCAAACCTGGTTCATTTTCCATCAAAAACTTTCTGATGTGTTTTGAATCTGCAATTGGCATATTTTCTGAAAAAACAGAGATTTCTGACAAATCTCTTTTACCATTAAGTTCAACAATTTGTTTATTCAATTTTAACGTAACGGTTGGTGCCGTTCTATCTGAAGGATACATTTCTAAAATTCGGTCTAATTCTATATTATCCATTAATGTTAGTGGTTTAACTTTTACCAATGACTTTGTAATTGGGAGTTCTATTGTGAATAAACCTTCCTCATCAGGTTTATTTTTTGTTTTCTTAATGTTTAATTCATCTAAATTAAATGTGTGTGAAAACTTTTTACCTGTTATCGGATCTTCTAACGAAACATTATATTCAGGACCAAAAGATGTATTTCTTAAAAAAATCAAAATAGCCTCAATATCACAACTTAAAAGTTCTTCAGGTCTTAAGTCTTTTTCGTAAACTCTATTTCTTAATAACGGTAGAATTATCGATTCTTTGATAGATTTTCTAGAATCCACATTTGAAATTATGTTTTCGTCTGCGGCTGTAAGATAACCAACTTTTATAGATTTCTTTTTTGATTTATAAAAAATTCCACCTGATGGTAATTGTACTACATCATGTGGTAGATTAAAATCTTGTTGTGCATATTGATATTCGTCTATGTTTTCCATTTTTCTTTTTTATTAAAAAGGTAAAAAAAAACCGTACACAGTAAAGGGTACGGTTTACTTACTGAATATTATTTTTTTAGTAAACTAAAATACAACGGTCCATTCTCATGTTACATGATATTTTTGCAATCCCATCCGATGAATATGTTAAAGATCCACCATCATATCCTGTAAGGAATGTTCCTTCTAAAATCCATTTTTCAACAACAACACCTGTTGGGTCCAACATTTCAAGGTCAACATTCTTTTTGTAACCCGCAGCATAACCCATACGTCCTGTTACTGACTCCGCACATAAACGAATCCATTCCATAACTGCTTGTGAAGCAGAAGGACCGATTGGGTCACGGAAAGTTACAGGAAGTTCTCCCCACGTAAATCTACCAGCAACATATGTTGAAGTATTCAAGAACTGAATCTCGGTTGACCCGATTGTAAGTTTTGGTCTCGAAGTAGTCTCAACGTACCACTCATTAATACCAAGTGATGATGGGAATCTCAAGATCCATCGGTTCTCCCTTTTCGGTTCGTAAGGGATCGGCATTTTCATTAACAAATCAGCCATATCTTAATTTTTAATTTTTGTTTTTATTTTTATTATAAATACTATGAAATAAAAATTTTTCTATTTACTTCAATAATTTTTCGAGTTATATCTTTTCTAGGCCTAGTTTTAATTAAAATTTAGTTTTCTTTCCTCCTCCTGTATGATAAATATCTAAACCAGATTCATCATCAAAATGTTTTTTCATTGCTTCTACATTCTTTAAATCATCATCTGAAAAACCAATATAAGGTGTAAAATAATTACTAATTTTGTTTTTCATATATGCCTTTTCCTGAAGTCTTTGTGAAAGTGTTTTAACGTATTCCATAAATTGTCTCATTGCACTAACTTTTAATTCTTCAGGATTAGCGGCAGATCCTTCTCCGAAACTAACAGGGTGATACTTACACATCTCTAAATAAGTCCTTAAAAGTTCATCGTCCGTCATATCTTCTTCATCCGCAATTTCTCTATATTTTCTTAAATTTTTTACAATCTCTTTTTCGTTAAGTCCGTGCATATTTTTCTTTATAAGATTGTACACCGCATTTTTTAACACACTTGGTGTATGTCCTCTTGCTGTTATTATTGCAAAAATTGATCCATTATTAACCGCCTCAACAAAGTCGTTCCACGCAGGACCAATAGGGGCTTTCATAGAGTCTACTAAGAATTTTTTATCACCTGTGACTTTGAAGTCTCTAAATGCATCTTCATCATAACCAACAATAGTACTTCCTTCATATTCAAAAGGTTCTTTACCAATTTCAGAACGATATTCAGCAAAATCTTCTGTTGACATCCCAACACTATTTCCGTCTTCGTCTTTTAAATAAATTTTTGTTGGCATATACATAAGATTATCATCCCAATCAAACGCATAGTACTTCATTGTAGGTTTTAGTTGATCCTGAATAATTTCAGAAATAACTTTTTTTACAAAATTTTTATAATCCATAATAATAAATATCATTTAAATGAAAAAGGGGAACTTTCGCTCCCCTTTAACTTTTTATTCAATCATTTAGATATTTTCAAACGACGCTCCTGTTGGAGTTATGTAGAATGTAATATCTATAAATTCTAATGATCTCGTAGGTTTGATATAGATTTTACCTGTCATTTGGTTTCTATCGATATCTGAAGGATCACTTGAAACTGTAACTCTAAAGTCATATAAACCTCTGTCTCTTCTGATTGAATCCAAGATTGGATTAACAGCATTTAAGAAGTCTTGTCTAACTTGTGCGTCGTTTTGTTCAAACAACAATCTTACAGAAACCGCCGAAATCAACTTACGTGCTTGTAGTAACAATCTTCTTACGTTGATTCTGTCTAATGCAGATTCTCTGATTTGAAGAGTTTTGTTACCCCAAATTACACATCCTACATCTGAGAATGTTGCGATTGGGTTGATTCTACCTGTATAAAGTACGTCTCTATCTTCTTGTGTTAATTTCTTACGAGCTTTGATACAATTAACAATACCACGAGTATAACCTGCCGCTGCGAACCAAGGGAATGCGATGTTATCAGTCAAAGCCAAGTTCCTTGTTACTTCCGCAGTTGGTGGGATATAAATTTGTGTGTTGTTTACCGTATCTCTTGTAAGTACCCAAGGATAGTAAGTCGCCGTGTAGTTTGAATCTATACCTGTATCCTCAAGTATGTTTACCGCTTCTTGTGGATAAATTAACCCATCAACACCTGTTGTTGTTGGTAAGAACAAGTTATAATCAGGACAAGTAGTTACATACAATGAGTCCGCTCTATTGAATTCAATCATATTAATTGCTCTCTCAACTAAATTGTTGTTGTTCAAGAAATCAATACCTGGAGTTACAAACACATTGATGTTTACAGATTCAGGATTTGCAAATGTTTGTTGACCAAGTAAATAAGCGTAGAAGTCAGTAGTTGCATAATCTTGAGTTCCATCCCCAATTGCGATTTGTTTAAACGCTCCCCATCCTGTGGCGTTAGGGTATCTATTGTCAGGACACGCACCATACAAATAACCTGTTCTACCTAATTCGAATCTATCTGAATTGGTTCTATATTCTCTATAGATATCCCAACCATCAAATCCTCCTTGTACTAAGAATGAATATTTACGAGAGAAAAGTCTGTAGTAATCATTAGTTGGTAATTGAGGTTCTTGTTCAAATGTTGAGCTACCACAAATAAATCTTGGGTTACCACTTGTCGAGAATCCAGCACCTATAGTAATACCTGATGCATTTTTATCCATGTGGAAACCTGAAGATCTGTAGTTCCAATCAATACCGTCAATATCACAAGTGTTATTTGGATTTCTTTTTCCTACATATTCGAAATAACTTGGATCCCATCCGTAGAAGTTACCAATACCTAAATAAGTTCTTCTGATATTATCACCTGAACTTACAATGATATCATCAACTCCTGTACCTAAACCAAATGGTGGATTCCAAATAACTTCACCTGGATAATCGTATTTAGCCTTGATTATTGGGAATGGTGATTGTGCTCCTTGATATAATCTAAAGTTATAACCATTGAATCCACAAGGAAGTGCGTCGATTGGTGCGTCTTCACTAATTTCTACCATTATGTATTTAGAATTTAAAGCGTACTCTCCATCTAATGTACCAATCTTAACACCGATAAAGTTGTTTTGACCTGGATCCATTGAACAATTTGTAAACTTCTCTAATACAACAGGATTAGAATCGGTATCAAAGTAATCTCTTACCAACACCGTAAAGTTATTATTAGCGAATGATATGTCAGCAATTGAGATCTTCAATAAAGTATTTGCACCATCTCCATCTGATATTGTGTAAAATTTAAATAAGTCAAATACTTTGTTACCTCTAAGTTCTGAAACAACCCATGGTGAACTTGGTGTTTGGTATCTATCTAAGTACCAACCTATCGAATGAATGTCACCACTTTGAGCAGAATCTAATCTAACTAAATTTGGATTTAATCCTCTGATGTATCCTTTTTTCCATCCGTAATTAAGGAAAGATTGGAATCTTTCTTCACAGAATAAAGGAACTTCTAATCTTGGTTTTTGGAAGTTAGTTAAACCAAATACTTTTGTAATATAACTTGGGTCATTTTGAGAGAAAGAAGTTTCAAAAGTATATTGTTGTCCATATCTGTTAGTACAATTAATTGCAAATTTTTCATAAGGGTTTTTGAAAACAGAAGAATATTGACCTGTCATGTCTAAATTAACATCTGTAATACCTGTAACCTCGAATGTTGGGTTTTCAGCACTTGTGTAATAAGAAACACCTCTTGACCTTAATGTTCCAACAACAATATCATCATATTGGGTATAAGATGTACCAGTATAATAATATAATTTAATATGTAATTCTCCTGAATAACATTTAGTTACAACAGGTGATGGTGTTGGTGTTGGGTTAACGTGAGCCGAAGGTGTAATACATGGGTTTTGAGGCGACGGTGTTGGTGTCGGTGTAACCGATGCAATTGGTGTTGAAGTCGGTACAGGGTATAGATTCTGTAAGTTTTGTACTATTGAGAAAAATGAAAATCCTGTATAACCAAATCCTGTTGGTTCATGTTCAAATTGAGAATAATACCAAGGATCGTTAAATCCTGAACATAAAGTATTTGCACTAAATCCAACACTAGGAACACCATATACGTTAGTTGATGCGGTAAATATTGTGTCTAAAGTTGAGTAATCTCCATCTTCTATTGAACCAAAATAATAAATTGTATGGTCTTCAGCAACAAAAGGTGTTGTATCTGTTATAACATCAAAAACTAAATCTTGAAGTTCAGTACCTATAGTTGATGTACCTCCATCTTGAGTTGTGTAAGATGTGTTTAATAAATTACCAAGTTCCCATGGGAAAGTCCCTTGGAATTCTACTGTAGTTACTGAATTACTACAAGCTGTAAATGGTATAATGATTGTTTCTGTTTTTGCAGATAGACAAACAGGTATACAATCAATAGTTGCACCTGATAAACACCAAACATCAATTGTCGAACAATCTACGTTTGCTGTTGTTGTTATAGACCATGACGGTCCTGCGTCGTAACCTGATAGACCCAATATTCTTGTAACGAACAATTGATTAGATTGTTGTAGGTATGCCTTAGCAATGTAACCCGCTTCGTATTTTGGAATTTGTGTGTTAACAAATTTTTCGGGTGAAACTCCACCGAAATAAGTTGTAAACTCATCATAATTAGTGATAAATATTGGTTCAAAAGCAGGACCGATAATTGTTTCACCAACTATACCAAGTGTTGTAACCCCAACACTTTGAGCAACAAAACTTAAATCAACTTCCGAGGTATACACTCCAGGTGAGACAAAAACCTTACTGTTTGTTGATGTAGCCATAATGATAGTTAAAATTTTTTTATTTTTATTTTTCTTATAAATATTAGTAGTTTTAGTAAAAACTTTACTTAATAAAAACTATTTATATTTTGGTGAGAATTTATTCTGCCTTTATTCTGCCCCTATGTCTAAAGATAATAAGAAGATAAAAAATTTAAAAATAGACTCCGAAGTTCACGAGGTACTAAAAAAGTATTGCGATAAAAGAGGAATAAAAATGTATAGATTTTTAGAGTCTTTAATATTGGAAAAATGTAAAGAAAAAAAGGATATCTACGGAGAAGATTAAATTAATTTTTCAGAGAATATTATTGTAGATTCTGTTGTCCCTGTCGTCGGAGTAATTTCAACTTTAAACTCATCCCCATTATTAATTTGTATGTATTCTTGGTCGGTACCATAAAACATACCATTTATAAAAATATCAAATGATACAATGTTTTTACTATCCACCAAATTTAAATCGCAAGTATAATCGTAAATTGTCGAAGCGGTTACTATAGGGGTAGAAAAATCCAACACCGTTTCTTTTGGTGTGTTTGGCTCTGGTTTTTTTGGTTTTCTTTTTTTAGTTTTAAAGTCAGTCTCAATCATAGTAAATGCTCTTGATATTGCAGGAGACACCTCAAAATCATCTTCGTCCATCAAAAATCCCATCATTGTAAAATCATATTTTTGTATGTAATATTTTCTTTTATCGATATCCATAACAGATTCGTCGGTAATACCATCATTAATAATTGGGATATAATGTCCTTTGATGACTTGATATGCTTGTCTTGATGCAAATGTTTGATTAACAATTTGATTAAACTTATTTATTTCTCTCATTCTATTACAAACAATTGCCACAGTAAATTTAATATCTACAGGAACAGGTTGTGGAATTTTATAGATGTCCATACCATTTCTTTGACCATCCCAAGTTGGTACTTGCATATAGTAATAAGTCCTTCTGTTTGGTATATTGTACATTACCGCAGGATTATTACCGTATTTTACTTCAGGTATTCTAATAATTGTTATAAAGGGTGGCTCAACATTTTTATCTATATTTTGGAAATCCCAAGTTTCAACAAACTGTGACCAATTTTGTGAAGTGATTAAAATATCAACAACAGGAATTTTTTTTCCTTCTACTATGGTTTCTAAAGATCCTTTAACAAAATCCAAAAATCCTCTATCTAAATCAGCGTGTAGTAAAGATTTGGGTAAAAAGGTCCCATCTTCAGAAATCATATCCGCCATTTGATGTCTTCTAGCCAACAAAGTTTTAGGATATTTTATTGGTAGATATGGTTTTACTTGTTTTTTTGGTAGTGCCATTATTATAATCCTCTAAATTCATTTGGACCTACATAAGAACCTATGATAGTTCTATAGTAAGGTTTATAACCTTTATAAGTATGTTTTAAATCAGAATATACACGACCGTCATCAACAACCGTATAGTATCTTACAAAATTTTCAGAATCGTAATATCCAACGTAATCACCTAAGTTTATATCAATTTCTAAATCTTCTAAAGTTTTTAAGTATACGGACATAGTCATATTACCTGGTTCACTCTGTTGAATTTTTGATGATCCTATTTTTGCCGATACAGGTGCTACAATGTTAATATACGCATTGAATTCTACAGGGGGTAAGAATTTTATTCCGTCTACCAAAGCCTCTCCGTAAACGTCATCAATTTTTGTTTTGTTTTTATCTACACGATACAAAACACATGTGAAATTCATGTCACCAATCAACCATTCTTGGCCCATTTGAATTTCCAAATCGAAGTCTTCACTCCCAAAAAATTTACCTAATCTTGTTATTGGAACATTACCGTTCATATCACTTTTATTGATAAATATCTTTTTTATTAGTATTTTTAATAAAAAGTAGTTTTGGAAAATATACAAGCACTTTTAGAACACAAAGCTCTCGAGATGCTCGACTCATATTCGGGTGCAAATAACTTTATTTTATATCTACAACAAAAAAAACTTTCATCTAAAAAGTTTTACCCAACTAGGTCTCAGGCGGACTATATCATAACTTACCACGATGTTGTACCAAAAGTTGCAAGAAAATGGGTTGACTTAGATTCGTATTTTTCTAAAAAGTTTGCTGAAGAAAAATATTTGTTACAAGTACCTGAACAGATATACATCGAAAAACTTTTAGTCGAAAAAGAAAAATCTTACCATGTTTGGGGTAAATTTTTTGAGAACGATAAACTTTCTGAGTTTTGGGTGCCTAAATCGGCATTAATAAAAACACATAATGTACAATCTGTTAATATTGATTATTCAAAATACGATCATCGTCCCCCACTTAATCATCAGAAAATTGCGATAGAAAAATTAGCAGGGTCAAAAAGATTTATTTTAGCTGATGATATGGGTCTTGGTAAAACCACATCAACAATAATTGCGGCTTTAGAAACAGGTGCCAATAAAATATTAATTGTTTGTCCGGCATCGTTAAAAATAAATTGGCAAAGAGAAATTGCAAATTATTCAGATAGACCTGTTTTTATTGCTGAAGGGAAAAAATTTTCAACCGAAGCCGATTTTGTAATTGTTAATTACGATATTCTAAAAAACTTTCACGACACAAAAAATAAAGAAGAGTCATTATTAGAACAGTCAAAATTTGATCTTGTAATATTAGATGAAGCACATATGATATCAAATGTTCAAGCCCAACGAACAAAAATCATCAATAGTTTTGCGAAAAAAATAAATAGGGTTTGGTTGTTAACAGGTACACCAATGACATCAAGACCAATGAACTATTATAATCTTTTAAATATTATTGAAAGTCCTGTTGCCCAAAATTGGATGGCTTATGCTATTCGGTATTGTCAAGGTTATCAGTTTAAGGCCGGAAATAGAAAGGTATGGAATGTAAGTGGAGCATCAAATTTAGAAGAGTTAAGAGATAGAACTTCAAAACAAATACTACGTAGATTAAAAGAGGATGTATTAGATTTACCAGATAAAATTATTTCTCCAGTTTATTTGAAGTTAAAATCAAAAGAATATGAAAATTTGATGGGTGAATATTATGATTGGTATGATAAAAATCCTGAAGAATCTTCGTCGTTGACCGTCCAATTCTCCAAATTGATGAAAGTTAGAAAAGTAATTGCAAATGAAAAAGTTTCACAAACTATTGAATTTGCGGAAAACATCATAGATCAAGGAAAAAAAGTTATTATTTTCACCAACTTTACCGACACACTTCAAACAATATACCAACATTTTGGAAAACAAGCCGTTTATCTTGATGGTAGTTGTTCTAATTCTGTACGCCAACAAGCTGTTGACTCATTTCAAAATGATGAGAAAATTAAAGTTTTTGTTGGAAACTTAAAAGCCGCTGGTGTTGGTTTAACTTTAACATCTGCTGAGGTTGTTATTATGAATGACTTGTCTTTTGTACCCGCAGAACATTCACAAGCTGAAGACCGAGCATATAGATACGGACAAAAATCAAATGTATTAGTTTATTATCCAATATTTGAAAACACTATTGAGGCGGTTATCTATGACATACTTAATAAAAAGAAAGAAATTATTAGAACCGTAATGGGTGATCAACCTGTCGATAGTTCAGGTGATACTGTAGAAGAAATATTATTTTTTATAAATAAATCTCGCTAATGATATTTATCATTAATGGAAGCGAAAATAATATTTGACCAATCTGAATCTATAAAGATTAATGAAGATTTTTTAAAAAAGTTTTTGAAATTTTTACAAAAAGAATTTCCACTTAAAGATGATGTAAAAATAATGTTTTTGAACAAGAGGATAGGTAAAATGTCCACCGGGTCAAGAAATAATGATTCAGTCATCAAAGTCCTTGTTAAAGGTAGATTAAACCGAGATATTATGAGAACATTGGCACATGAATGGGTTCATGAACACCAAAGAAATGTTTTAAAAAGAGAACACGGTCCTGATATTGGTGGTAAAAATGAAGATGAGGCAAACGCATTTGCAGGACAACTTATTAAAAAATTTGAAAAAAAATATCCTGATTTAGAAAATATAATGTACGAATCTAAATCCATTCAGACAAAACTTGACACACTAACTGAAAAAATAATAAAAGAAGAAAAAAAATTTGTTGGTGACAAAATATTAAATGAGATGAAATCAATTGGGATTGAAAAGTTACCTTATTCTTATTCATCCCTTTCAAGGTTTATAGATTCAAAGACTATGGATGTTCACTATAATAAACATTACAAAGGATATGTTGATAAGCTAAATAAAGCAATCAAAAACATCAAAGGAGATATGGATTTAGAAGAAATAGTTAAATCAATAAACAAATTTGATGATAAAGTTAGAAATAATGCTGGAGGTGCTTTTAATCACGCATTGTTTTGGAAAATGTTAACACCAAAAAAACAATTACCTAAAGGAGAAATTTTGAAAAAAATAAATCAAGATTTTGGAAACATTAAAACTATGAAAGACAAGTTTAATGAAATTGCCAAAGACAGATTTGGATCTGGGTGGGCGTGGTTATATTTGAAAAAAGATGGGAAATTAGATATTATGTCAACACCTAATCAAGACAATCCTTTAATGAATGTTGTTAAAAATGGTGGGTATCCACTTTTAGGTTTAGACGTTTGGGAACACGCTTACTATTTGAAATACCAAAACAAACGAGACGAGTATATTAAAAAATTTTGGGATGCGGTAAATTGGGAATTTGTTAATGAGTTATATCTATCAAAAACAAATAAAGAGAAAAAATAATATTATTAAAATAAAAGATATTTATAATAAAAGTTTTTATGGCAATAATTAACGAACCGGAAAGAACAGAGTTTTACCAAAAAGTAAGACATTTACTTGGAGCACCTTTGAGATCTGTCGAACTCGAAGACGAAATGTTAGATACATTATTAGAATATTCAATAGACGATTACTCACAATATGTACAGGATTGGTTAATTGAATCTCAATGGACTTCACTCTATAATTTAAACTTAGACACTCAGTCTGTGGCACGTGCACTTATAACCAAAAGTTTAGATTGGGAAACAAGATACACATATGCATACTCAAAAATTGTAGGACTCCAAGCCGGAGGTGATTGGGAATTAAAAAAAGATTATGTACAATTAGTACCTAATCAACAAATATATGAAATTCCCGCAGGTCGTGAGTTAAATGAAATTTTATGGTTTACACCAGCAACTCTTAATAATTTAATGTTTGGTTTAGGTGGTTTTGCCGGTATTGGTGTTGGTACAGGACTTGGTGGTGGTGGAGGTCTCGCACAAATTGGTAACATGGCAGGAAGTTATTATTTAACACCAGTCTTTGATACATTATTAAGAATGCAAGAAGTTAACATACAAAGAAGAATATTTGCAGGTGACCTTACATATAGAATCACCGCATTGGCGGGTGGTAAAAAGGCATTACATTTAATGCAAACTCCAGGTGGTAGATTTGACTTTGGTAATGCTGAGTTGATGAAAGGTAGAGTTTGGTATTGGTATTATGATACAACTCAAGGAGATAGAGATCAATGTTTGAAAGATAATCCAGATATAATAAAACTTCCGTCTGATGTTCCTTTAGAAAAAATGAGTTGGTATGAATTAAATAATCCTGCACAAATTTGGGTTAGAAAATGGTTTACCGCTTATTGTAAAGAAACACTTGCAAGAGTACGTGGTAAATTTAGTGGTAGTTTAAAAACTCCCGATGGTGATTTAACCATGGATTATCAAACAATGGCAACTGAAGGTAAAGATGAAAAAGCAAAATTGGTTGAGGAACTTATTGGTGCTGACGGTAGGTTAACAAGATTAAGACCTGAAAAAATGATGGAAAGAGAAGCATTACTCGCAGAGAACTTAAATAAACAACTTAAGTTCAGGGCAATGCCTCGTCAAATATATGTGATTTAATACATGAAAAGTTTTAGACCAATAAGAAAAACTATAACAAAAGGAAACAGAGCGGTTTTTATGGAAACATACGAAACATCAATAATAGATCTCAATTCTTATAGAACAAATGGTGAGGAACTATTAATTATAAAAAATGTTGATCATTGTGATTTAATTTTAGATTCTTCTAAGAATGTTAAACTAACAATTAAAACTCTTACAAAATGTACCATTAAACCTGATGTTAATAAAATAGACGAAGAGTGGGACGAAATTTTATTAAATAAAGGTGCCTGTGTTACGTTTCAATTTGTTGAGGACTCTTGGTATATTTTATCCTCCGACGGTATCAAAATGGAGTGATAATTCTTCTTTAGGAATATATTTCCACATTGATTCATCAGCATCTTTATACATATGATAAGGGGTTTCCCCGACTCTATTCCAAAACAACATTTCTTCGTCAGAAATTTCCATTACGTCTTCTAACTTATCTTGATCACCTTCATCAAAAGGTTGACCGTTTATTAATTCACATTGATCTTTTGTAAAGAATGGTCTGTCTTCAGGATTCTTAACTAACAATCCATTTCTAACTTCTTGTTTGAACACCACTAACAAAGGCTCCACTCGTTTATTAAATGTTGCAATTGCTCGTTGTATGTTATATTGGCCTTTCATAGTTGGGTTGCTTTCTAAATCTAATGGATCAATTCTATAACAATTGAGTTGGATAATAGAGTCTAACTTATCAGGGATTGGTCCCCCGTAAGTATCGATATGCTCTTGTGACCAACCTTTCTTTGGTTTGTTAACTTTTTGAACGTCTCCGTGTGATGCTTTTGATCCATTATTAACATAGAATATTACATCGCCAAGATTAACATTAAGTCCTTCTTTAATTGCCAACTCCATGTGTGCTTGTCTAGACATCAGACTTCCTGCCTTTGTAGTTTGTTTACTACGAATAATATAGTCATCAATACTTTGTTTAACTTTTGCTTTGTTCGCAATATCCATCAAAGGAATTTGTAAATCAAAAATTTGTTGTACGTATTCATAATACCACTCAACAAACTCTTGTCCTTTACCATCAAGAAGTAACTTGATTCCTTTATCTAAGAACTTTTCAATATAGATTGGCATCTTCTTAGATTTGATTGAGTTACCTGTAAGTTTGATTTTACCTTTTGCGGTTATCAAAGCGTAATTCTTACGAGCTAAGTTAATACAAGCCGGCCACTGACCATCAGTGTCCAGTGCCATCTCACCTCTCATTGCAAGATCGTTAAACTCCATTACATCGGCCTCTTCACCAATATACTCCTTACCTTCTACAACTTTCCAATTCAGACCTTTACCAACATACTTTCTTGTTTCCACACCTTCAGGAACCGAAAAGTTAATACCGTCAGTGTCCATTACCAATGGTGTGTACCCACGATCCATAAAGAAGTGAATCATCATTCTAAGATACTGACGACCCGTACAAGTAATCATCTCACCTTTGTCCATATCACCCCAATGGAATACCTGTGGCGCAGACAACGCACCGAACATTGAGTTAATAAAAATCTTAATCGGTAATTGTTTACGGTCATAAGATGTTGATTTCTTCTTATCAATAGTTGCATATTCCTCGGCAAGTTGTTTGTACTTGATACGAGTGTTACGGAAGTAAGACAATAACCCTTTCATCGCACCTGTAACATCACACTCGGGGAATACATCGTGTACCAACTGAATAGATGGGTATAGAGACGAGTAGTCAAGTTTTAATACGTTTTTCGAGTATCCTGTTCGGATCAATCGAGAAAGTCCTCCTACGAAGTTCCCTTTATCATTCTTAGCAGGTATTGCCAAGTTATGTTTGTAAGACCAAGCCAACATCAACATTTTCCATAATGTTGCGGTACCCATCGTTGAAACTCTTTCATATGTTGTTGGGAGTAATGATGCCAACAAAAATGAACCTTGATTGAATTCTTCGTCAACCAATAGAGTTTCTTCCAAGTCATCGTCAAGATAACGCTCAATAATGTCGTCCCCCGTTGTTTTGATATATACTTTATGTCTTCCACAAACCTCATCAATCTTTGTGTCCAACCCTACTTTCTTGTACTTACCATTTTCAATATTCAACCAATAATCTTCTTTGTCTCGATACATAGGACCAATCTTATCGT